ACTTACTGGATCGGCGGGCGTTGGTAAAACCACAATCGCAAAAGCCCTCTGTGAAGAAGTCGGTTGCGACTATATTGTCATCAACGGATCGGACGACAACGGTGTTGACTACATCCGAATCAAAGTCAAAAATTATGCGTCATCAATGAGCCTTTCTGGTGGTCGCAAAGTCATCATCATTGATGAAGCTGACTACTTAACACACCATGCACAAGCCGCACTACGTGGTTCTATTGAAGAATTTGCAGTAAACTGTTCATTTATTTTCACATGTAACTTCAAACACAAGATTATGGATGCACTCCATTCTCGTTGTTCAGTTGTAGAATTTAAACTACAGAATGGTCAAAAAGCAAAGATGGCCACACAGTTCTTCAAACGTTTGGAATGGATTCTTTCTGAAGAAGGTGTCACATATGACAAGCAAGTTGTTGCCGCTGTTATTACTAAACACTTTCCTGATAACCGCCGTGTTCTAAATGAAATACAAAGATATGCATCAAATGGTGATAAAACTATCGACAAAGGTATCCTTGCCCTAGTTGCTGACGTTAATATTACCGATTTGGTCAAAGCACTAAAAGGTAAAGACTTTGGTACTGCACGTAAATGGGTGACAAATAATATAGATTCGGATCCTGCTACAGTTCTACGTAAAATCTATGACAGCATGTATGACTTTCTGAAGCCAGAAAGTATTCCTCCTGCTGTTTTGGTTCTATCCAAGTACCAGTATCAAGCCGCTTTTGTTGCCGACCAAGAGATTAACTTGATTGCTTGTTTGACTGAGTTTATGATTGAGTGTGAGTTCAAATAATGGCTGATCTGTTTAAAGACATTGTTCCAAGTATTCTACAGACAAAAAAAGACGTACTTGATAACGAAAAGGACTACGCACCGTTTATCGTAAACCGTTCACTCTCTTATCATATGGATTGTATTTTATACGCAAACCAGATGAATATAAATCATGGTCTACCCAAAAAACTTCAATACCAATATCTTCTAAATACCATTAGGCCTATTAAACGTAAGTTTGAAAAGTGGCAGAATGCTACGGCCATACAGGACATAGAATGTGTGAAGGAGTATTTTGGTTATTCTAACGAAAAAGCCAAAGAAGCCCTACGTATTCTTTCAGATGAACAAATCGCTTTGATAAAAGAAAAACTAGAAAAAGGCGGAGTGAAAAAACGATGATTAAAATAGAAGATATGGTAGAGGTGACACTTGACCAAAAGGATGATTTTTTGAAAGTGAGAGAGACACTTACTCGAATTGGTGTTGCATCTAAAAAAGAAAAAATACTCTATCAGTCTTGTCACATTCTACACAAGCAAGGTAAATATTATATTACACACTTTAAAGAACTCTTTTCTTTAGATGGTAAACCAACAGATATTACCGACAATGATCTTGCACGTAGAAATACGGTAGCTAATTTATTGGAAGATTGGGAACTTCTTAAAATTGTTAACAAAGAACAAACTAAAGAACCAACAGTATCTTTATCACAGGTGAAAATTATTTCACACAAAGAGAAGGCTGATTGGGAATTGATACCCAAATACAATATTGGTAAAAAACCTCAAGTCGTAGACAAATAATTCTATCTTCAGAATGTTTAATTGAAAATATGAAAAAAATTAATAATTTGGTGCATTATATTTGGGTCGGTGATAAAAAAGTTCCAGAAAAATTTATGGATAATTTTAACCGAACTAAACAAATGAATACTGATTATGAATTTAAAATTTGGACAGACCTAGATTTCGAGTCTAATAAGTTTTATTCGGAGTCTAGTCTATTTCACAAATTACAATTAGCTAGATATACAACAATGAATAGATTTGGTGGATTATATTCCGACTTTGACATTCATTGGAAATTAAATTTTGATGAAGTCTATTCTTTATTTGATGATGCAGATATGATATTTCCCAAAAGAAATAGTTTACACTTCTATAATCGAGGTATGAAAACGGATTTAGTAGATGATTTTGTTATTATTAGTAAACCTAATTTAACAAACGAATTTTTAAAATATTGTGAGATACGTACAGAACGTAGAGATGATATAACAGAACCTTATAGTGTCTATGCTTTAACTGAGTGGTTATTAGGAAAAAATAATATTAAGTTTTTAACGCATAAGCAAATCGATACAGATGAATCTTGTACCGTAGCAATTCACGATAACAAAAAAACTTGGCAACTTGGATAAATAAAAGTATCTCACTCGGGATGGGAACATGGCGACAGTAACCATGTAAACAACTGTCACGATTTAGCCCACCTTAGGGCCGTTTGATGTCAACGGTAAAAAGGCGTCCGAGCAATTGAACTGCCTCTCGTTAGTAGGCGCTGGATAAAGTAACCAGCTGATATGCCTTCGGGGTATCACTTTTAATCAACTCGCTTTTAGGAGAAAACTATGACACATCTATCATTGCCATACGGCAAATCTTTGCTTCCTTCCACTGTTGGTTTCGACCGACTACTAAGTACCTTTGAAGAATTCGATAATCTTCTTGGACAAGGTGCTAAAATCCAAACTTATCCACCATATAATATCATTAAAGAAGATAATGAAAATTACACGATTGAGATTGCCGTCTCCGGCTTCAAACGTGATGAGATTGAAATCACTTCAGAAGGTGGAAAACTTCACGTAAATGGTGCTATCAAAACTGCCAGAACATCGGACAAATACCTACACCGTGGAATTGGTACAAGGGATTTTTCCCACAAATTTGTACTCTCTGATACGGTCGTTGTTAAAGATGCCGATATTGTTGATGGATTACTGGTTATCAATCTGGAAAATATTATTCCGGAAGAAAAGAAACCACGTAAGATTGAGATTGGTAGCAAAAAAACAACAGACCTGTTGCCATAATATGTGAGTAGTGTTAGAATCCTTGTAAATAACTTGGATTCTAACATGGAACTTCTTTTAACCCCTACAAGTATTTTTGCTATCGGTGCTTTTTTAGGAGCATTATTCGGACGCCTGCCAACTTTTACCGTGCTGGCTATTTGTTTTTTGTTTATGTTGATTAAACCATGAAACCTGTAACACAAAAATACATTACAATGCGTAATCGTCTTTCACCGACAGAGGTGTATTATACCTTTTCGCATTGGGATTTGAAACAGATTGATGGTGTAGATTTTATTCCTGTGACTAAATTTCCACCAACACAAACTCTGACACAACAACTTCATTACATGCGAAAAGACTCTTTGGAAAAAGTTAAAGGCTAATATGAATAAACATAGCCTTGACGTTGCAATGGTTTTGTGTTATAATTTAGCAATACTATCTGGTACTGCTTGTCTAGTCCAATTTTATGATTGGTCTGGTTGGTGGTTCCTCTTTGCGGGGCTTTGTATGCTCTCTATTAAAACTAAAGAAGATTAAAATGAAATTTGCTCTTGCGTCAGATATTCACCTTGAGTTTGGTGGAATTGAACTTAACAACACCGAAGGTGCTGACGTATTGGTGCTGTCCGGTGATATTTGTGTTGCTAAACATTTAGTTTCTCCTGAATCTATACGTAATAGTAAAGATTGGATGAAATTCTTTGAACAATGTTCCAAAGAATTCAAGAATGTTATTTACATTATGGGTAATCACGAACATTATCATGGTGACATTTCCAAATCTTATGACCATCTACGTGGTGCATTGGCTCACTTACCAAATATTCATGTTATGGAAAAAGAATTTGTTTCTTTTAATAATGTAACATTCATATGTGGCACTCTTTGGACTGATATGAACAAAGAAGACCCACATACTTTGTATAGTATCAAAGGCTATATGAATGATTACCGCATCATTGAAGATTCGGATGCTTCTACTCATTATCGTGATGCTGATGGTAATTATCATACACGTACAGGTAAGTTTAGTCCTGAACGATCTGTTACTGAACACAAAGCAATGTTGAAATTGATTGATGATGTTTGTGCAGGATTACCTAATGAAAAAATCGTTGTTGTTGGTCATCATGCTCCATCTAAGTTATCGACTAAGCCTAAGTATCAGAACGATACGATGATGAATGGTGCATATAGTTCGGATTTATCCGAATTTATTTTGGATCGTCCAATGATTAAAGTGTGGACTCATGGTCACACACACGACAAGTTTGATTATATGATTGGCTCAACTCGTATTGTATGTAATCCACGTGGTTATGTAGATTATGAAGATTCTGCCGATAATTTTGAATTGCAGTATATTGAAGTTTAAAAATCTGGCGGTAGTTCAATGGATAGAACAGTAGCCTTCTAAGCTATCAATCCAGGTTCGATTCCTGGTCGCCGGACCAAATATTATGAAACAAAAATTTATTGATGCTTATATGAAAACGGCTGAGGTGTTTGCAGAACTATCCTCAGCACGTAGGCTTCATGTTGGTGCGATCATTGTAAAAGATGACCGCATCATCTCCATTGGCTATAACGGAATGCCCTCCGGTTGGGATAACAATTGTGAAGATGAATATCCAATCAGTCCATGGAAAGAAGAACATAAAAAAGAATTGAATGCAACATATACATTGAAAACAAAACCTGAGGTACTTCATGCTGAAACAAATGCAATTGCAAAGTTGGCGAAATCGACTGAAAGTGGTGCTAATGCTACACTATTCATTACTCATGCTCCTTGTTTGGACTGCGCCAAGTTGGTCTACCAGTCTGGTATTAATAATGTGTTTTATCG